AATATTATTAATAACGGCCAAAGTTTTTTCAATCTATGGTTATGGTTACTGTTGTTGATCCTACGCAGCTAGAACCAGATCCAAATGCACCACTACAAGTATGGACACCCGATGACAATGAAGTCATGCCTCCAGATCCGAGAGTTCCTCCAGATCCTATAGTTGTTTGCCCACCAAGGTGTGGTAATGCTGCTATGCCTGACGATGGAGTGATTGCACTTGGAGTAGCATCACCTATAGTTACCGTTTCAGTTAATGAAAATGCACTACCTGCTGTAGTAACTGCTTTGTCAGTTTGTATAAGAGCCGGCACACCTGCGGTCAAACTTGAGACATTGAGTCCACCTATCGCATTAGATGTTGTAGATCCTCCGGCAGTTACAGATGGAGTTATGTTGTTACCAGATATTGAATATGTTGTGCCTAATTTATTTGTAACAGAGTACGGCATATCTACACTTATCTGTGCAGATGTCGTAAATTTTTGCGTTATGTCTGCTAGTGCTACAGAAGGACTAAACAAAAATAAAAGTGCAATTAATTTTTTCATTTTTTGTCCTCCTTTTTGTTGACAACTTCAGCACCTAAAATTTTTATAGGCGTTTCTATTCTAACTGTTTGATAACTACCGGATTGTGTAGCTAATAACGCTTCTACTTCTTTTTTGTTTAGTGGTTTATCTTCTGGTTTAAATGTTCCATCTCCACGTTTCTTAGCACCTTCCAAACCAAAACTCGCTAATGCACCTGTCAAAAGAGAAGCTGGAAAAGTTATATCCTTGGGTTCGTTACTATAGCCGGGAATTGTTATGTAGTTAAGGGATACTATGAAACCACTCCACCCAACTACAACTAACCTGACTACTACTGAAATAAAAGCTAGTTGTTCTTCTTTGTCCTCAATAGTTTCTTTTAATTTTTTTAATGGGCCTTTTTTAATTTCTTCTGTCATAACTAAGATTTATTAGTCATACTATACATAATTACCTATTTACGCAAATGCCAGATGTATACGCAGCACTTATAGGGGCAGCAGCTACTGCACTTGTTATGGTAATTTCTAATATTAGTAGTCGTAGAGAGCGAGACATACGAGACATATACTTTAGACTAAACAAGCTATCAGAAGCGGTTAGCAGAATAGAAGGCAAGATACAATAACGTGTGCTATGTTTGGAAAAACAAACAAACTATGTACAAAATACTAAAACCTATATTATTACGCTTCCTTTCTACGACAGGTTGTAAACGTTTGGTAATTGATCTTTGTCGTGCATTTGTAAAGCAGACCTCGAATACATTGGACGATAAAGCAGTTGATTTATTAGAACAAAATTTGTTTCCTAAATTAAACTGATGGCTAAAGATAAATTTCTCAACATTGAAATAGAAGAACCACCTGTAGAGTTGCAGTTATCTGTAGAAATGCGTGTTAGAGAAGTTTTAAAAAGCGATGATTACGATGGAGTTAAAAGGTATTGTACACATTTAATACGGCATCAAATGAAACAAGATGTTTTTTTAGCAAGTTTATTAGGAAGAGTAGTAGAACTAGAATGTTTATTGACCAAAAAACAATTAAGAGAAGAACGTAAAACTATGGACAGAATTAAAAAATTCTTTCATAATTAAATAAACACGGAGATTATTATGCCAAAAGGTAAAGGTACATATGGAACTAAAGTTGGTAGGCCACCAAAGAAAAAATAAGCAGTGGCGGTGGCCTTGTAGGTTCTAGTTCTCCCCAACTCTAGAGCCTAGCCCCAGAGTGATTAAAGGTCTGGTGTCATTCTGGGGCTACTTTAAAATGGAATATCGTTGTCGTTACCTTTATAAGAAGGTGGTATGTCTTTGCGATTTGCTTGGTAATTATTATCTACATCAAACATAGTTACCATTACTGACGTAGAGTTTGGATTTTTAAAGTCAGGTATACCTGCTAAATTAACCCATTTATCTATAAGCATAAACTGTTTGCCTTGGTCATTTTCCATAATGACTCCAATGTTTTGCCAGTTTGCTTTGTCGTTGCCATCTTTATCTTTGTACTCTCGTGTCTTGACGGATAGGTTTTTGATTTTTTTTGCCATAAGGAATTTCCTGTAGTATGCGTATGCGAACAAAGCCACCAAGGTAGTCTGAGTCCATAGTTGAAATGACAGTATTAAAACGTTTATCGTTGATGCGTAGTGCGTCAGCTAGTCCGTCAATACCTGCCTTCATTCTAGCAACTAAGTTATCTCGGTCATAACTTCGTCTGTCTGGCGGTATAAATGTCATTTCTAAAACTAATTTTTCTGGTATATTTTCTGTTACTCCTCGATATTTTTTTAACTGTTCTTTAGATACGCTAAAACAATCTTTTCTGTATTGTTTTTTTGCCGTTGCTAATTTAGCCCAATGCAATCTTTTGTTAGGTGATAGATCAGATGGTGGCCAACCTAATACTATCTCAATCATTTTCTAACTCCTTAATGGCTTCTGTTAATCGGTCAAAATTTACCTTGTAAAATTTTGCATCTAAATGTTCAAACCAAAATTGCCGATCTAATTCTGCAAGTTGGCATTTGTATTTTGCAATTTTTAAAATAGTTTTTTCTTTCATAATTACTTGCTCCATAATTTAATTAATAATTTTAATTCACGAATGCGAGCTTTTGCTGCTGCAATTTTTTGTTCAGTGGTCATAAAGTTTTCCTGTATGAATCCCAGTTAAAACCAATTAATGCACCCCCGTTTTCACGAAGTCTATCCATGACACGTTCGCCAAGATAATCCGATAATTGTTCGCTAGGTATATTTGATAATAAAATTGATGGTTTAAGTTTTTCATAGCGTTCATTAAGTACATCAAACAACAATTGTTTTTCAAACTCTGACCCAAACTGTACACCTACTTCATCAAGTATTAATAAATCTGGTGATGCAAATGCATCTATCACTTCGCTTTCTGTTTCTTCTTTTGTTCTCCAACTATCCTTAACTCTTCTGATTAAACGTTGTACGGTGACAAATACTGGTGACCGTTGTTGTTGCATAATGCTCAACGCAATGCCTACTGCCAAATGGGTTTTGCCTGTACCCACTTTGCCAACAAAGATTGCAGAACGTCCTGTTTTTATTACTTGGTCAAAGTTTTCTGCATACTCTTTTGCAAAAGCTAATGCTTTCTTTTGACCACTTGTCTTTGCTACATAGCTATCTAGCGTACGATCTTTAAATCGTTCTGGTATAGCTGCACTTCCTACCTTGGCTGTCCATCTACGCTGCTCACGCTCTAACTCTGCTTGTTTGTCACGTTCTATTTGTTCCTTTGCTTCCGCATCCCTGCGTTCAATCATGCACTTTGGACACTCTGTCCAATGCTCGCCAATAAAGTTTGTTGAAGTATATGCAACATTGTGTATAGAACAAGTGCGTTCTTCTGTTGGCCTGTCTTTGTTAATTAGATTCTCTAAACTCATATCTTTTGTACCCCCTCACCGTAGTTAGTTGTAGCAAATGACTTTTGTTCTTTATTAATCCAATCGGATTTAAAGCTTTGCCATCCTCTTGCTTGGCACATAATTAAAGCTTCCTCCAAACTAATCGTAGTTTTTTTAACCTCATTTTTAATACCGATAAAAGCAGTTTCTGTTAATGGTGCTTTTTTATTTTTTCTATGAACTAAAAAATCATCCCATGTTTTTTTAGTCACATTACGAGGACGTTTTAACGTCTTATTATTATATGTTTCTTGTTTATTGTTTAATGTTTCTTGTTTCTTGTTTGGTTGAACCGTTGTTGAACGTGCGTTAGACCTAGCAAGAGCAGATGCTTTACCTGCTCTAATTGCTGACTGTACCTTGCTT